AAGCGTTAAATAATTACCACCTAAATCATCGTTTACAATATCATCTTTTATTTTGTCCAATAACTTAGTGCCTAAGTATGTTTGAATGTGAATATCTTGAGCGACCTTAATCCATTGAATAAAGTTATCCGTGTCTACGTTGCCATTCATGGCTGTAAACTTCACGATGTCATCTCTTGTTATAAGTAATGCCTCTGCCATCTTATTTTCTATAATACCCTCTGTCCTCTCGGTCAATCATTCTTTGACTTACCAAACTTGGATTTTTAACTACATAACCTAATTTCTCTGCTTTACGCCCAGCAATTTGTTTAGCTGTGTTCACATCAATAGCTTCTCCCTCAAACGTTGCATAAACTCTTTTATTCCAACGGTGGTGACAATTTGCACCGCCTTTATACAACCAAATTGAATATGTCGAAGCTCCATCAATTCCAAAACCAGCATTAACTGGCTGACTTCCCATTTTTATAATGTCCTCTTTTCGATAAAGTTTATTTGCCCTCATCATGGATTTGCAAAATTCACGTCCATTTTCTTTTCTTTCTCCAGTGTAAACATACCGAGTTAAAAATTTAACGCCATCAATAACCGCATCTTGTCCACTTCGCAAATTAGGTCTCGGATCTCCAGTTGAAACTAAATTAACAACCTTAGATAATAAACTTTGTTTAGGCTCTTTGCTTAATATCTCGTTGTCTTTGTCATCTGTATCGTAGTCAACTTCGTGTTCATCTATTAATATCCAGTCAGGATTTTCATCTTCGCCTAAATCAATTAACGCTTGAGCAATTTTATCACTTTGTGAACTTAATTCAGTTCCTGTTTCTTCAGCTACCTGCTCTTCGCTTTGTGCATTCTCTAAGTCCATGAACTCCAAAGGCTGCAAAGTCTTAAAGAATAACTTTAATGTAATTCCGTTATAAGCTAATATCCTATCGAACGCCTCAAGTAATTCATCTTGCATAGGTTTAATAACCATGTTGTCAAACAAAATACTTGAATTTTTAAGTTCATCAGCATTCGAACTAAAACCCGTTGACGTTGCAATACCAAATAAAAGCGGACTTGTTACGTTATGGCCTAACATAATCTTACGTAAGCACTCCTCACTTAAATACGAATAGTGTTCAGGTGCGTCGTTTAACGGAATGTCATCTACGGTTGTTTTGCTTGTTTCACTTGCATTAAATGCTACAATAGTTCGTAGTCCTTTAGAACCCGTTAATTGTGCGTTTACCTTGTTTGTAATGATACTTTGTTGCTCTTCAGTAGGAATACCATTGTTGAAGTTTATAACCTTTGTACCGCTGAATCCGTGTTGAACTTCATTTATTAAATAGTCTGCAATTTCTTCCTCTAATTTCGCATAAGGAATAGCACCTTGATAATCCGGATAGGCGTAATACTTCATTCCTACCGTGTAAGGTTTAACAAAAAGTATTTCTATTTGTTCGTTTGAAAATCCGTAAGCAGGTATTCTTTTAGGTGCGTACTTTTTAACATCTTGCCAATTATCTGAATAATAATATCCCTCTACCTCCCCATCTTTATTACACTTTTCAGCACGTAATAAATTAACAGGCATGTGGTACGCCTTAAGAATTCTTTTACGGTCTTTTGAATAATGAACTTGAATAGCGCACTGCCCTAACATCTTTCTGTCAACTACTAATTTACGAACGCAATCAGCATGAAACAAAGACATCATTTGAGCGTACTCATTTGGCTTTTTACTTGCATCTAACGCACTTAAACCACGTCCGTAAACTAATCTACTTATATTGTTTATTATGGCGTTATTCGTCGTTGAATACGTGTATCTATCTATTAGATATTGAAAGTAATTATTGTCCTCACCAAACTCAACCCAATTATCTCTTTTGGATTCTTGGATTAATGGCGTTTGGTATGAACTTAAATTAATAATATGTATGTTATCACTCATAAACTATAAAAGTATTTGCAGTTGTATTTGAAGTATATTGCCCGTTATTAACCGAGAATGTTACTATCGGTTGGTCAGTGCAAAATATCCTATCACGATAAACGATATTCGTTCCGTCTTTTAGTACCAAATTGTAAAAATGATTTTCAACTAAGGCAACCTCAACTTCCAATGTCGAATAGTAATCACCTTCCGTAAATTCCCATTCCTCAACAACCGTTGTTTCATTCGTTTGGTCATCCGTTATTTCAACTGTATCGAAGTCTGCATTTCGCGGAATTAAAGCGAATGTTTGCGCATTTGTTGAAGTAGTTAAAACTATCATACTTTATTAACTTAAAACAGCTTAAATTGTTTCTTAAATAAAAAAACCCCACCTATAAAGGTAGGGTCTTAAACCTATTATTAACAGACAATTCTAAGAAGTAATTACAATAGCGTCATCAGCACCATCAGTAAAGATAGCTTTCAATCCAGCCTCATCAGCGCAGTCAATGAAGTATGCAGGACTTTTTTCCATTCCAGTGAATGTCAAGTTATAACCGTTGAAGTCACCCATTGCAGTTCCTGAAGATACAGTTCCAGCAGTAACGTCACAACCTTGGTCATAACCAGCTAAAAAGAATTGATGGTCTCTTGTTTCAACAACGATTCTCGGACGTCCGTAAGCTAACAACTTAACGTTTTTATGTGTTACAGCGTCTTGCTTCTTTAATTGAATAGTTAATACTTGCTCAAAGAAAGTAGTCCCGTTGTCTCTTGAAGTTTGGATAGTTTGCTCAAAACCATTTGCACCTTTCAATTCATATTTGTAAAGGTTAATTTGTGTTGCAGTGTACCAAGTAGTAATTTGGTCATCACCATCAAAAACAATGCTTGAAGATAATGTATTCAAATCACCATAGTTAATAAAGTAAATATTTAGAAGTCCTGAAATTGCATCCTTGCACGCTTCTAATCTTCCGTTTGCTATATCGCAGCTCATATCTTATTTTTTTAATGTTAAACAAAAAAGGGTGGCGTATATTTCACCACCCTCGATTATAGTTTAGTTTGATTAATTAGCTGAATTTACGATTCCGTAAGTAACCACGTCGGAAGCAAAACCATATTTAACGTCAGCAGTAAATCGCATAACTACACGTACATTTTGTGAGCCGTCCAAATCACCCATATCCAAGACACGGCACTCATTCATCTCATTCATCAAACCTGTCGCAAAAAACAAGTTTGAAGTTTGAGAAAGTAAAGCAGTGTTAGAAGCAAGTCCGTTAGCTAAGAATATTTTAACACCGTCAAAATACAAGTCATTCAATACTTGGTTAGTTCCTTTGTTTTCGTAACCGTTAGCACCTACACCAGCAGCAGCAAAACCACCCAATGCACGAACGTAAGCTCTGTAAATGTTGTTAGAAACATAAAGAGTTAAATCTTCTTTTCCGTACAAAGCAGCAGGTAAAGCATCAACGATAGAACCTAATTGTGCAATAACGTTTGTAGCATCAACAGTAGTACCAGCAATTTCTTGTGCAGCTGGTAAAGCAGCATCAGTAGTTAATTGTGTCATGATACCAGCAAATTGTCCAGCTGTTGCGTTAACACCTCTCCAAATTGAAGTCTCCATTCCAGCAGCAACTTTCTCAGCAGCGTGTGCGATTAAGAAATCAGCGAATGATTTTGGCAATACATCGAACGCAGAATAACCCATTTGGATAGCATCCCAGTCAGCTCTAAAGTCAGACTTACATAATTGTAGGTTAACTTGGAAAGACTCAGGCTGTAAAATTCTTTCTGTTAAAGTTACAGTCGAAGTTGGGTCAAAGTCGCAAGTAGCGTTTTTGATGATGTCATCAGTAGCTACTCTTTTGATAACTTGCTTGTATTTAACGTTAGGCATGATAGTAATTCCGCCTTTTTCTAAGGTTGGAGCAGACAATAAAGCTGCAGCAATATACTTACCTGCGAATTCTCCAGCGTAAGTAGTTGTAATTGATTGTGTTGTACTCATTTTATGAATTTTTTAAATTATTTATACTACTGTTAATGTAATTGCTCCAGCAGCAGTTCCCAATCCGAAAACATACCAGTTAGAACCGTCACCATGTAATTCTACGAAGTCACCGATTGTGTCAGCAGAAGCTGAAAATGTAATCGTGTTTTCGTCTGCTCCCGGTACGTTAACGCTGTTCACGATAACACCACCTTGAATTTTGTTTGAAGCTGCTTTAATAGTCCATGCAGTAGTAGCGAATAATGCACCAACTACAAACTTATAAGATTGACCAGCTCCGTCAGCAACAGCAGGAAGTGTAATTTGCGCACCTGCAGCAGCGTTAAGAATAAATACTTTACCGCTATCTTCAGCAGTTAAAGTTGTTGCACCTGTCAATGTTTCAACTACGCCTACTTGACGTAAAACATCGTTAGATACTGATGTGAATGTTGTACTCATTTTTTTTTGTTTTTTAAATTATTACTTATTTAGTTTATTTAATACTGAATCCATAATTGTGCGACTTCTTTTAGTTGCAAATTTTACGGCTTCAACTTTATTCTCGTTTTCAGGGTTAAAAGAAATTGGTTTAATTTCTTCGTCGGATGAAAGTTCAACTTCTTCTTTAACCTCTTTTAATTTGCTTAATTCAGCTTTTAAAGTTTCGTTTTCTTCTTTTAGTTTTTCTATTTCAGAAAAGAAAGTTTCTTTAACTACTGATTCGATAGTTTTCTTAGCAGTTGGTTTTGAAGTTTCCATTTCTTCCTTTTTCTCGGTTTCAACTTCTACCTCAGCCTCTGGCTCTTCAACTTCTTTTTCTTTAACTTCGGAAATAACACCCTCTTCTACAACGATCAACATACGTCCATCTTCGAACTCATATTCACCTATCGGCAAAGGAATTTTTTGTTCGTCTTCCGTTACGATAAATACTTCGTTACCTGCTTCGAATGAGTCTGCTTCTAAGATAGTTACTCCATCCATTAATTTCATTTGCTCAAGTTTTACTTCCATACCGAGCAAAGTTTTGATTTGGTTTATTAAGCTATTTTTCATTTTTATTTATATTAAAGGTTTTTAATATTAGCGTCAATAGCATTTGCCAATTTAAACAAATTAGCAGCTTTTGTTTTTATTCCTTTTGCAAATCCCGGTAAATTAGTAACAGATGCTGGAGCTTGCAATCCTAATGCTTTGGCTTCGGTAATTGTGCTATTTGCATCTTTAATAAAAGTTTCAGAAAGTACATTTAAAGATTTCCCTAAATTGTTTAAGCCAAGTTTTGCATCGTTTATAGCTTTTACATATCTTGAAGCTTCATTTGATTTAGCTAATAAATCAGCGTATTGTTTTTCAATTTCTTGAACTGATTTAAACATTGCCAATTCAACTTCGTGTTTTTCCAATTCCACTTGATTAGAAAATAGTTTTTCGTAAACTGCTTTTTGTGTGTTCATTTTTATAACGTTTAACTTATTAACTTTTAAATTTATACTTGTTCCTTTTTTATCCGTTTTGACGTACTATCGTTCTCACTCCGTTTATTTCTGTAATCGTTACATTTTGTGGCGTTACACTCGCTGTTTTGCCTATCCCTTGAGCTTGTAAACTACCGTCGCAACATTCCTTAGAGTATTTTCCGTCTTTACATAAACAACCTCTTTTGCCACCGCGAGGACTTACTTTGCTTAGTGTTTTTTCTGCCATGTTATTTATTTCTGATTTGTTCTAACTTTCTTTGCGCCCACTCAACTCCAGCATCGCCACCCCATGCAAGCCACATTAAACGACCGCAACCATCACCTAACTCCTTTTGTGAACTTTGTCTATGTCGCTCAAAACTTGCCATTCGTGAAATTGTATCTTCGCTGATATTTTCTCCGTTTGCTAATTGGTTTGCTCTTGCTTTTCCTACGGGCGTACCACAATCACCCCACCCATTTTCTTCAGCGTATCGTAAAGCTATCTTTGCGTTTTCAGTTGCTTCTTTTGGATAGTCATTATAAGTTTCTAAATTGTATTGTTCGTCTTTTAGTATTAAATCACGAATAGCATTTATCAATCTATCCTCTTCGGTTTCTTGTAAACTCATTTCGTATTTGTCAACAAAGTACCCCTCAATGCTGAATCCTTTTACTTCACCAGCTTTTACCTTGTTCCAAATCTCATCGTTGTTTACTTTCATTGAAATCATCCACGTTCCTTTCGGTAAATTGAATCCGTATTTTGCTGACTTGTCTTGTTTCTCATCTTCTATTATCCAGCTTTCAACAACTGACATACCGTCTAACATTTTCTTTTCATGTTCTAACGTGGCGTTGTTTTGGTTGGCTCTCATTAAGAATAACTCCGATGCTTTGCGTACTGTTTCCTCACTAAAATAAATATAGAACTCTTTGTCTCCGTTTTTACGGTAAATCTGTTTGTTAGGAACTAAAGCCGCACCCATTAAAATGCGTTTCTCTCCGTCAACTTCTTTAAGTTCTACTTCGTGTTTTTTTAAGGCTACAAAATTCTCTTCGATTGCTGGGCTTTCAACAACTGAAACCGCATTGATACCGCTTTCGATTTTATTCTCATCAATTAGCAGTTCTATAATTTCCATCTTTGCCATAACTATCTAACTTATAATGTTGCGTTTTGTACTCTATTTCTATC